CGGTATTTAGGTTATTCCCGTCAGTGCGGCGAATCATCATGTTAAAGTTCGTCAAGCTGGGTGACAGCGGTTTACCCGTAACCGGTGGTGCCAGATCAACGAGTCCCGCAGGGTTCCAAGCACCGGAATTCCGGGCACCGATGTAATTAGCAGTAAGCACCGGTATCGAGGCGAACGGCTTCGGGAATGTCACTATCTTGGTAATCGTGCGGTTAATGGTTCCCGCGATACGTCCGATGCCGTACTGAGTGGTCATACGCTTCACCGAGTTCGTGGTGTCGAGTTGCACGTTCGACTCCTGCGCGGCTTCGAGTGCGGCGATTTGTGCCTGGGCGGTTGTGCGCCATGATTCGAGCGCGGCAACGCGGGAGAGCACGAGGTTGGGGTCTGCACCGTTGTAGTCGAACGATTCGAGAATGCTCTCGATCGAGACTCCCATCTCGCGGAGTTCTTTGCCGAGGTTCTTAAACTGGGTCGTTTCCGAGGCGGCGACGAGTCCGAACTTCGGAAGTGTTACAGCCATTTTCTTTGTCTCCTTAGTTCGCTTTGTTGAGGCGCTGCCAGTCAGCTATGAGCGCCTGATCGCCGACGTTGCCGATTGTCTGAGCGGTGGTGATGTCGCCGAGGGTTTGCGGGCCGTTGTCGACGAGTCCGCGGGGCACTTGGTTTAGGGTGACTTCCCACCCGCGTTTGTGGGTGTAGTGGAGTTGACCGCCGAGGATTGAGAATGGGAGGGTGCCTGGCACCCAGTTCGTGAGTGATTCGATCAGGTGGTACACGATCGGTTCCCCCAGGGTGGTGCTGGGGATTTCCGGGGTGAGCCAGGGGAGTGCCCATTCGGGGGCGGGTTCGTGTTTCGCGAACCGGTATTGCAGCGGTTCGAATGAGGGTGCGCCGTAGATGCCGTCCAGCGACACAAAGATGTCGTATCCCATCCAGAATTCTCGGTCTGGGTTCATGTACCCGTAGGAAAACTCGGATTCGACCTGTACGGTCATTTGGGTTTCGTTCGGGAATACATCTTTCGCGAACGAGCGTGTGGTGTTCTCTAGATAGTCTTGCTCGGGGGTGCCGCCACCCATCCACGCGGAGCCGGTCATGCGCTGGCCGACTTCGACGCGGGTGACTTGTTCGCGGAGCGCGGTACCCGCCTGGATTCCACCCTCGATCGATAGCGCTGAGCCGGGCAGCACCACTTCCTCATCGGCCGTGCGAGCCGTGAGAATAATGTTTCCGTCACCGTTGAGACCGTTCGAGTACCCGTGCGAGTAATCATCGGGGTGCGCGATAAACCGGATCAGGTGCTCTGAGGGGAAGTAGAACGGACGGTTCATCGGGTTTGATACGCGGGCGGTCTGCCGGAGCACCGTGAGGAGGCTCACGACCTGCGACCGCTCGAACGCTGGAACGGGGAAGATCACGATCGGGGTCGTGCCGTCGAACTGATCAAGGTAGGTCGATTGCCAGATGATCGGCACGGGGGAACGGGTCGAGATGTCCTCCTTGCGTTCTCCCATGTAGCACGGGCCCCAGTGCATCCGGTACGGCACGAAGTCACGGGAGTTGTAGGTTGGTCCGCGGCGGCGGTCGCGTTGCATCTCAGCGAGCGGATCAAGTGCTTTGATCCGGTGCCGCCACATATCCCGGGGTTTTCCGGTGCGTGGGTCGTTCGTTTTCCCGTAGGTGCTTTTGATGTTGTCCACTGTGCCGCGGAACACGATTGAATCGTCGGGGTCGCGGCGTATCTCGATCCGCTGCCCGGTGGCATGGCCGAGGAGATCGCCATGCGGGTCGAGGAGTGTGAGGTCGAGAGCTGCCGGATCTACGTTCTCGAACCAATCCGCGCTGCCCCACTTGACTTTGAGGTCGGCGACGGCGGCGAGGCCTTGCGCGGGTGCATTCTCGGTGAGGCGTCGCCCTTCGAGGTAGACGTGCGGTTGGTAGTAGTTGACGGCGCTCATGCGTGGATGATCCCCTCACGGTCTTGGTTGATCTTGTCGAGCGCCTCACGAAGTTCCTCGATAATTTCTTCCTTATCGCCCATGTAATTCGGGAAGTTGATCTCATAGCTACGGTTGTCTTCAATGACGGTCGGGGCGGCGTGCTGCGAGGCTCGGAGCGTCGGCACGGCGACGGTTGCAAACGCGGACATGATCCCGCTCATTGCGGTGAGGTTCGAGGCGGCCACTGGGGCGGCTACCTGCGTATCGGTATCGGCTACTGTCGGGGTTACCGCCATTTTTGCAAGATAGGTCGGGGTGGTGAGCGATTGCACTTCGGGCGTGACCATGAGGGAGGCGGTACTCATGCCAAGCAGTTTCTTCGCCCACCCGGGCACTGCGTTCGACGCGAGATTAGCGATCCAGTCGATCGCGTCGCGTACCCATTGGATAATTGCCTGGAATACGGCCACCGCCCCGGCGCGAAGGTTGTTGAAGAATTGCAGGGCGCGCATGATCGGAGCGGTGAGGCGAGATCCAAGCCAAGCCACGGCATCGCGTACCCAACTAATGACGGCCTGAAATACTGCGATCGCCCCGGCGCGGAGGTTGTTGAACCAATTAACAACGGCTTGCACCGCACCGATGATCTTCGACGTGAGCCAATCGGCGACTTGCTTAATCCATGAAATCACCGCTTGCCATACCGCAATGGCGATAATCCTGATTTGATCCCAGTGCTTCACTACGAGCATGATTACGCCAACGAGTATCGCGATCGCGGCGATCACTGCAAGAATGATCCAGGTGATCGGGGAGGCGAGCCACGCGGCGTTACTCGCCCACTGTGCGGCGGTCTGTATCGCCTGCACCGCCGCGAACGCTTTATAGGCGACGTTGAGCACGATGATGCCCGCGGCGAGGCCCGCGATCACACCGACGAGGGGGGTAATCCATGCCGCGTTTTCTTGGAACCATTTCGCGAGTTCGGCGAGCTTTTCGCTTGCCTCGGTCATGATTGGGAGGAGTGCCTCACCTAACGCGGCTTTCGCGTTCTCGAAATTCGCGGCGGCGATCTGTGCGGAGCCTGCCGCGCTATCGGTTTCGCGTGAGAATTGGCCTTGCGCGTCGGCGGTCTGCGCGGTGAGGAGGGCCAGGGTTGCTTGAAGATCTGCGTTCTTCGCCGCTTCACCGGTGAGATCTTCGAGGCCCATAGCGGCTTTTTGTGCGTCGATGTCGGCTTGCTTGATCGATACACCGTACCGTTCGATCGGGTCACGTTCGCCTCGGAGGAGTGAGGAGAGCGCGCCCACCGCCTCCGAGGTCGTGCCGCCGAATGTGGCGGCGAGATCCGAGCCCAAACCGATGAGATCATTCGTTTGGGTCGCGGATTCCTCAAGACTGATCCCCATATTTTTGAGTTGTGATCCGAGGATTGACGCCATGTTGCCGTACTCGGATTGTGAGAGCCCAACGGCCTCGGCGGCCTGCTGCCCGTACTCGGTCATCTGCTGCGCGTACTCACCGAATACCGATGAGACTGCGCCGGTGGATTGTTCAAGTTCGGAGGCCGCCGCGCCCGCCTGCCATGCTGCGCCCGCGATCGCCGCGAGTGCGCCCGCGCTCCATTTCGCCGCCGTATCGAGGCCGCGCCCAAACTTGTTCGATTTCTCGGAGGCTTGATCCATCGCCTTGAGGGCGTCGGTAGCGTCACCGATAATACGAATCGCGAGCGTTACGCTTTTCACGGTTCGGGCTCCTAACGGTTCATTTCTTCGGCGATCTCAAGGGATAGGTGTACGGCGGTCGCGTAATCTTCTAGGCGCGGTTTTTCTTCGCCGCGCCACTGCCACGGCGTGCCGCCGTAGTCTCGGCAGAGTGCGACGCTGAGGTAGTGGAGGGATCCGTCTGGGTATCTTTTCCCACGCCCTCAACCTCGAGATCTGTATCATCGTCGGCGTCTGTATCATCGTCGGGTACTGACACATCGAGGGCGGCGGTGTCGCCGGTCGTGAACTCCGTCCATGAGAGTTTGGTCTTGTCGGTGCGGCGGAGCGCGTTCCATGCAAGGTAGGGCTGCATCTTGAGGGTGTTGTCTTCGAGTTTGCCCCAACCTCGGTTCTTTCTGAGGGCTTGCTCGAACGCGAGGCGATCTTCGAGGGTGGTCGAAACGATTTCGGTCGTACCGTCCGAGAGGGTCACTTTATAGGTGTTGTTTGCCATTGCTCTAGGCTCCTTGTATTCGTGCGATTGCCGCTTCTACGGCTTGCTGATAAATGTTCAACCATTGCGGTTGTGTGGCTGTTGCCGCGTCGGTCGCGAACGGTCGCCCTTTGATTCTTCGTTTTTGCCAGAACGGATCTTTCGCGCGCTCGGTGCCGAAATGGATAACACCGGCGTAGGGTACGCGCTTGGATCCGAACCGAACCATGCCACCGGTTTTCGTTCCCGATGATCGCCCCGATGAGGCGAGAGCACCCGAGGCTTTCGGCGCAAGGTTTGAGGCGGCGGGCTGCACGATACCGGCTGCGCGGGCGTTGGCCTCTTTGAGGTCTGAGAGGTCATCGCCCGCTTGCCGTAGTGTTTTGCGGAGGCGTGCCGCGCCCTTGACGATTTCGCCGTGGGATTCGCCGCCGCCCGTGTAGCCTGCCGCCGCCATTGGTCTAGACGATCGCAGAAAACGTCGGATTGCCGACGAGGGGGAACGTGAAATCGTTGGTGTTCTTTTTCTTCACATCGCCGCCGATCGCGAACGGTCGAACCTTGACTACACCGCCGATCTCTAGCTCACCGTCGGTAGTTGGCACAAAGACAAACGGGAGTTCTGTTCCGGCGTTTTCTGCCGCCCAAACCGCGAGCGATTCCATCGTGTACTTATCCATGACGGTGCCGCCGAGTTCCCACGTTGTCGTGTCCTCACCGGTTTCGTTCGTGCCGTCGAGCAACGGGGTATCGTCTTCTGAGTCCGTCGAGGGTGTCAGCGTGGTCTTGGTGGTGTCACCGGCGAATTGCTTTGGGCTGCCGGGCTCACCGATTGAGAGGCTGCCGGGGCCGAGGGTTCTAGACATGATGTTAGGGCTCCTTATTCGGGGTTGAGGGTGATTTCATAAGCGGGGAGTTGAACCGCCCCGCCGAGGTCGAGCGTTGCGGGCTCGGCCTGCGAGATATTGAATTGGTCGAGTTCGAGGCGTTCAAGAATCTGATCGAGCGCGGCGAGTGCGAGGAGCGGGCGATCTGCGGGCCCTGCTACGGCGGTGAGTTTCCATGTCGTATCGCGTTCGCCAAAGGCCGGGAACGTGATCGACGGGGGTTGGATCATCACCGCCGCCCGGGTGGAGGGTTTGAGCCCTACACCGGTGAGGGTGACGAGATCCACGAGATCACCGAGCGCGTCTTCGATCTCGGTTCGGAGTTGCTCGGCGCGTTCGGCGATCATGCGAGCCCGCCCGGGATGTACTGTTTGAGGATTGGATATGCCGCCGCCATTGGATCTTTTCGGATCCTAAACGGTTGCATATCGGTTCCCGCGAACTCACTTACCCCGTTCCGGCTGTTCTTCCGGTAGAACAATTCGGCGGTGACCTCGATGATCGCCCGGTTTCGGATCGATTCGGGCACTTTCGTGATGGGTTCGCCGATCCAATTCTCAACGAGTTCCCGCGCCTCGGGGAGGGCTTTCTTGAGGTTTTCAAGATCGCCCTCACCGGTCGCGGTCACGTACTCTTGAGCACGCGGAAGTAGTGGATCGTCGGCCATTGTGGTTACTCGCCTGCCGCGGTGAACTCGATTGGGAGGATCGCATCGGGGATCTCGGCTGCTGCTGCGAGGTAACCATATACCGAGTACGCGCGGGTGAGGTTCGTGACGTTGGTATCTTCGAGGGCTACGGGTGCGCCCGCGTTTTCCCAAGTCGTGATCGCCTGCTCATTGTAGAACGCGCCCGTACCGGCTGCCGCGCCGGGGAGGAGGCGAACGCGAACCGAACCGATCTCGGCCTCAAGTCCTGCGATCTTGAGATTTCCAACCGAGTTCGCGCCCGCGCCGAATACCTGAAACTGTAGGCGGCCTGCGGTATCCGAGAGGGTGACGAGTTCCTTGAACTTGTCTTTCGAGAGGAACAATCCATCGATCGGGAGCGCGGCATCATCGTATGCGTCGTGCGCGTCGACGAGGAGGCTAATCCAATCGGCGGCGTCCGTAAGGGTCGTGCCGTCGAGCTTATGCCCGGCGGTGATGTTCCCGCCGATCGTTGCCGTGAGTACCTCACGCACTCGGGCCTCGGTCTGCTGCGCGTAGGCAATGAGCTGCGCGCGGCGGGTCAGGTTCAGGATCGAGATCGAAGAGCGTTCAACGGCCTGAAAAGAGAGCTCCGAGTAACCGCCGTAGGTTTCTACCGGGGTCGATGCGTTGCCTACGGTCACTTTGCCCTTTGCGAGGGTGTCACCCTCTGCCTCTTGCTCGGCAACTTGCACGGTGTTCGATTCGAGCACACCATATTCGAGGCGGGTTCCCTCTGGCGGAAGCGGGGCGGTCTGGAAGCTGTTGAGCACCTTTCGTCCCCTGTCGATCAGGCGGATAGCATCGCCTACCCACGGATCGCGGGCGATCGTGTCGGCGAGTACGGTGCCATCGAACGCGCGCTGATTGTGGAGTGAGTGGGCGCGCGCCTCATCCGTCCATGTTTCCTGAATCGCGCGGGCCTCGGCATCGCCCTTATGGTAGGCGCGGATAAACTCACCGAACGAGCGGTAGCGGGGCGCGGCTGCGTCGCGGGCGTGATCGTTTGCGGTGGAGATCTGCGCTTGCGTTGCGCGGATCTGCTCGGCGAGTTCGTCGCGTACCTCGGTGAGATCCTCACGGGTAAGCGTTGGGGTGGGGTTCGACATTTCGGGGTTTCCTTTCGGGGTGGGCTTTGATCGAACTTCGGTGATAGTTGCGGATTCGTAGGCGGGGAATGACACAAGCGAAACTTCACGGATCCGTACGCGCGTCCATATGATCGCCTCGGATCCGTCCTCTCGGGTTTCTGATCGGTAATCCAGGCCCTCGAATCCAATCGAGAGGGAATCGATCACACCATCACGAATGAGGGTTGCGGCCTCATCGCCTTGACGGGTGGCTGAGATCTGCCAGTCGATGAGGAGGCCCTCATCGGCGATCTTGTGCCCGGTGACTTTTCCAACGATGTCGCGGTGCTGCCAGTAGAGCTTGGCTTTGTCGAGGCCCTCGAACTCGGTAGAGCGGTCGAATGACTCGGTAAACCAATAGGCGTCGTATTCCTCACCGAACGGTACGGCGACGCCTGCGCCGGTGTACCCGGATCGCTCCTCGGTCGTGTCATCTCGGGTGATGAGGCGCGCGCCGATGGTGCGAGTCTCGGCGGGGGCGAGTGTTGCGGTACTCATTCGGTGGGCTCCTCGGTCGTGGGGTCGGTGGTGAGTGGGTCGAGGCCCTCGATGTCGCGAACCTCGGGAACGGTCAAAAATCCGGCTTCGATGCCGATCTTGTGCGCCTCATATCGGGTTTTCGTGTCGGAGCGTTGGAGCGCGTCAACATTGAACCTCACGGTGTTCCCGTAGGGGAGCACGAGGGAGAGGGCCTCCTCGATCTCTCGGAGGTAAGACATGAGGGTAAACCGGGTAAACGCGATCCAATCTTGTTCGACGTTCGCGTAGCTTTGGCTGTTGCCTTCAACGGTTGCGAGCATGAGCGAGGCGGGCGTTCCGAATAGGCGCGCGATCTGCGTTGTATTGAATTGCTGCGTTTCAAGAAATTGGAGATCGGCAGGCTTAATCATGAGCGGGTCATATTTGAGCCCTTGACCGAGTACGCGGATCCCGACGCCCTGCGGCGTGTATTCCTTAGTTTCGGGGTTGTACCCTGTCCAAAGATTCTTGTAATTCTGCGCCTGCGCGGGGGAGAGTTCTTGATCGGTGACGAGGAGCCCGGTAGGGGTGTCGCCTCGCTCGAACCAAGATGATGAGTAATCGGAGGCTTGCCGCGCGCCCATAAGCTCATGCCGTGCCGCCTCGATCGGGCCGAGCCCTTTAAGCCTGCCCGGTACGCGGAGCTTTTGCAGGTGTACGATGTCGCCCTCTGTGCGCGTGCCGGGCGTGTAAGTGCGTTCGCGGTAGTAAAAGATCTTTGCCCCGGTTTTCGGGTCGGTCGATACGCCAACCTCTGCGGGGCTCAACGGGGTGAGCGAAACGGGGGTGCCATCGGGGCCGCGCCTGATGAGCCAATAGGCGTTACCGCCGGTCGCGAGAGATACTGCGCTCGATTCGAGGAACGCGGGCCGATGTGTGGTCGTGTCGGGGCGCTTCACGATCGGGGCGGGCTCAATGCGGCGATCGCCGCGCCATTGGTCTAGGCCGAGTTGTGAGATCCCGATCGAGATGACTTCGACGGCTCGATACACGGTTGAGATCCGGAGGGCGGCATCGGAGGTCAACACGTTTTCACGGCGGGGCGGCATGATGCCCGCGAACGCGGTTGTTGGATCCTCGGCGCGTAGCTCGGTTGGTTCTTTGACGTTATCGAGCACGTCAAGAAACTGAGTTACGCGAGAGATTAGGCCCATGCCGTAGAGATTGCCGCGAGACTGCCGGGCTTGTCACGTCCGAACGCTCATGAACGCTCATGAACGCTCATCGGCGCTCACACGAATAGTTGCGGGCCGCGCTCGGTTGGCATGTGATCGATGCCCCACGATGACCACGTAGCGGCTTCGAGGGCTGCGATAGATCCGACTGAGGCGCGCCTACCCCATACCCATGCACCGTCTTGGATCCACCGGCGGGCGGCGAGGTCGGCGGCTTGTTCGAGGGCGTCGTGTGGGCGGTAGCGCCATTCACCGGTTTCTAATCCTGCGAGCACCGCGGGGCACGCTGCCGCGTAAGCGGTCGAGGAGGTTTCGATGAGGGGGAGCCCTGCGCGCTGCGCTTGATCTCGGAGATGAGCGGAGGGGCCGCGCTCATCGATCGCAACCGGTACGGGTTTCCCGGCGTTCGCCTGTAGCTCTTTGAGGCGGAGGAGCGCCCACGAGGAGCCTGCCCGGTGCCCGCCCTCGATGATCTCGGTAATCTTCCCTAGTTCGGGGTGGTATCCGGTCATCGTGATCGCGGCGTCTGCGTCATCGACGCCCACGGCGGCGGCTACGCAGACTTCGACACCGGCGGGGATCTGCTCGGCGGTTCGGCCTGCCGCCCATATTTCGCGGGGAATCACTCGGAGTACCGAACCGGTGCGCCGGTTGCCGTAGGCGCGCGCGAATCCGGCGGTATCGCCCTGATACGCTGCGAACCGTTTTCGGAGTGACGCCATATTGAATAGGTGCCCGTACCCCGGGTGACGTTTTGCCACTAGTTCGAGATCCGTGGGATCCTCATCTTCGCGGAGCCCGAAATCGACAAAGAATGTTTGCGGGTCGGGGTTTTCGCGGAGCCCGTCCAAGATCGGGTTATACCATTCTGATTCGGCGGTGCCCTCGGTGCTCATGATGATGAGTTGGGGCTCATGCCCGGTTACGGCGAGGCGGGTAGACATCGGTGCATCGGCGGCTTGGATAATCGCCTCACCTTGAAGCTTCGTATACGTCCATACCTCATCGAGGGTTACGCGGTCGGCCTGTTTCGAGTGGAGCGATTCGGCGTTGGGAACAAACGGGCGAAACTCTGAGTTTCGTATCGTTTGGATCATTTCTGCACCGTTGCCGCGCATGAGCTTCTTAATCGCGGGCATGTAGTAGCTCATTTCTAATTGATCTTGAAAGCCTCGGAAGATTTCACGCGCTTTCGTGCCGTCTTGCGCGGTGTACCATGCCTGTCGGTTCGGGCCGAGGAGGATATTGCATAAGCTCATGAGCCCATCGATCGTGGTCTTTCCGACTTGTCGCGGGGTTGAGATCACGATCCTCGAATACTTGAATGTTCCGGTTTCCGGGTCGATCTCGGTACACCCGCGCACCGCTTCACGCTGCCACGGAATGAGGGGGCGCTTGAGCGCGGCGGCGGCCTGCGCTACGCGCTTGAGTTGCGACTTTGCGCCCGGCGTTCGCGGCGTCATGTACCGCGGTTCTGGCATATTACTCAAACGGGTCACCCTCTAGGGCTTCGAGGAGGAGCGCGAGCGCCCCGCCCTCGGCTTGCTGTTCCACAAGGTGAGTCTCAATGAGATCCGTAAGTTGCACACCTGCCTGTACCGCGGCTACCGCGCTCTTTGGCTGATCCATGATTGCCGCATATTTGAGAGCTTGCGAGCAATACACCCGTAGGCGCGGGCTCATCCGGTTTTCGGCCTCGATCTCTTTGATTAGTGCCCGAACGGTCAGCACTGTTTCTGAATCGCCGAAATTCTCTTTCGATTGGTCTTGAAATAGTGCCAATTCTGTATCCATTTTGGGTTGCCTCCGTTCGGGATTTTTTTGTGGGGGTTGGGGGAGAGAGGAAAAAGA